ATTTTTTTATTTTACTCATAAGAAGAGTTTTTTCTCAAGTAATTCTGAGAATGTTAAAGGTAATGTTTCTGAAATTGTGTTTATGAAATTCTTAAAACCCATTTCACTTGGGTCCTTATCCTGCATGTCTACAAGATAAACTTCTTTGCCTTCGTTCATTAAACGCTCACAAAAGCTTAATGCTTGTTTTTGAGCGTCTTTATCTAAAGCTATATATATTTTTTCGACACTAGACATTACAATCTTTTTCATCAAAGTAGACTGTATATTTTTGCCTAATAACGGTATTGCATTACGTTTGATAGCTATGGCGTCAAATGGTCCTTCGCATAATATAAACGGTATATTCCAATTTATAAACAACTCAAATGGTATGATGTCACGAGATACAGATGGATTTCTATATTTAACTTTTGAATCTTTTTCAAATGATCTTCCTGTAAAATAATTTAACTTGCCTTCAGCATCATATGAAGGAATAATAACCATTTTACCATAGTTGCCTGAAGTACAATAACCAATATTATATTTCAAAATATCTTCTTCTGTTACACCTCTTGACTTAATATATGTTAAGGCATGTCTTCCTAAAATATCTGATTGTTGAATGTTTACTAATGGTTTAAATTCTTTAGGTAGTGATAATTTTTCAACTTCTTCTTGATTATTATAAACAATAAATGATTTAACAATAGACTTTAACTCCACCATTTTGTCTGGTGGAGCTCCTACTGCTTTAAATAATTGTTGAATTTTTTTACCTTTTTTATCACAAGCCCAACAATGCCATTTTTCATAATGAGATGAACCTTCATCAAAATTAATTTCTAATTTAGGCTTAGCATGTTTACAAAAAGGACAATGGTGAGACTGATTACCTCTTGAAGTGGACTTACCCGTACCCAATACAGAGTTAACTAAGGCAATCAGTGGTTGATTGAGCATAACCATAATATAACAAAAAAAGCTTAGTTTCCCAAGCTTAATTTAATATATTTTTTATTATTAATAATTATCTTCTTCGCCTTTTAAGAATGCTATATCATAGCCATCTAATTTACCATCAAGAATTTCATCTAACTTACGTAAAGCTGCTTCGGCTCCCATACCTTCATCAAAGTAGTTATCAACATACATTTTTACTAATTCAATCATTTTATCTGAGGAATATGATTCTTCATTAATTTGATTTTCAGTAACAATTCCTGCTATTTTTTGCATGCGGATAAAGGATTCATTTAATGGTTTTTTCATTTTAATAATTTTATTATAAATATTATGAAAAGTCTTTAGTGTAAAATTTTCCTAAAATATTGTCGTTGAAATATCCTTTAGGATTTTCTAATACACTATATTCAAATAAGTACTTACATTCATAGTAAGTCAGAAGTTTTTTATTAGGAACCAATTGTAGAATTTCACGGGTAAATTCCTCTTGTTTACCTCCTTTTATGAGTTCTATAATTGGTTTAGCAGATCCAAAATAAGTTTTCCAGTCCGATTCTTTTACTACCACTTTGGTGGCTGACTTCCTGCCTGGGCCTGTTTGTTCTGCTAGTTCCTTTTTTGTTAGTTTTTTCTTCACATTATGGTAAAGTACTTTTTTACCTATATAAGCTACACCTGTTGGTCTATGAGTTACAACATAAACAAAACCAAATGTATCTTGAGGAAAATCCCCTAATGAAGAAAAATATTTTTTAGTTCGTAACCCACTATCTCCGATTGTTTTTGAAAACCATTTATCCATAAATTATCTGTCTATGTTTATAAGTATTGTAGTATCTGTTGTAGGCGACAAAGGCAAAGGTTGAGATAACTTTCCTATTGCTACTAATTGTTGAGCTTCATTATATAACCCAATTGTAGTTACATAAGGTTGGAAATAAGAACCTGTAGCCCAATCATATAATGAAGGAGATGGAGTATAAAAAGTCCCTATAGAACTTGAATAAGCTGTACTTCCTGAGGTTATTGATGGGTTTTGACTAAAGTTAAATTCATTTTCTCTAGCTGTACATTTATATTGAGTTTCAAAAATAGTAAGAGAAGATGAAAATGAACAAGTAACATTTGAAGATGTTACAAAATTTTCTATAGTAAGATTACTAGCACTTCCACCATAAGTAGCAGTTCCGTATGTTCCTGTTCCATAAATACTAGTTCCTCCTCCTACATTATTATTAGTTAATATTGCTAATCCTTGTCCATAAAATATATTTCCTATAATTTGTTGAGAACTAGATAATATTAAATTACCTTGTCCATCATCATAAATGGAACCGCTGTCTGCTGTCCATTTAAAGGAACCAGGTTGAATATAATTTCCATAAACACCTGTAGGAATAGATAAAACACCTATTTCTGAGTTTTCTGCTAAAGGGAAATATTTAGCAAAAGTTAAATCTGTTTGGGGGTAGTTATAAAATCGCCCTGCTGATGTAGCCGGACCTGTTAAAACATCTCCTTCAGGAGTTTTACCATAAACTACACTAGCAGTTGCTACAGGAGAACCATAACTAGAAGTAGCGTTTGAGTAATTAGAGTAAAATAATTCTTGAATAGAATCATAAATCAATCGTTGGTATTGAGGAGATATCTGTCCTGTTTGAGGATCAGTATTTGGATTAAATAATGAACTAGTGTTTAATCCTAAAAATCTATCAATACCAACATTAGACCCAGTTAAAGCAGCTGCCCCCTGAAAATTAAACGATTTGTTTAACTCAAGAGGAGTAACTACTATATCTGAAGATAAAAATTGTTTGAAAGCACCCATTCATTTTAGAAATCAAGTTTAACTCTAACAAGAGCTTCTTTAGTAAAATCTTTAGTTAATGGTCTTGATAATTTAGCTACTGCTAATAATTGATTAGTATCATTGTATAAACCAATGGTAGTAATGTATACTTGAGGGTTGTTAATAAATTGAGGATACAAAACAGCTCCAGTTGAACCTGAAATAAATGATGGGTTTTCTGAGTAGTTAAATTCTGAGCTTCTAGGTCTTACAAATATAAAGTCTGAAGTAATAGTTTCTTGAGAATTTAAAGTAAATCCTGTTGAACCACTAATTGCTTGAAACATTGAAAAATTAGCATTTGTAGCAGGAGTATAAGCAGCTGAACCAGTAGCATTAGAACCGCTCCAACGGAAACCAATTCCACCAGAAACTAAAGAACCAGATAATGCTAATGGGTTTAAAATAATAGTTCCAATATCAGGTAACAACCAACCATAAGATCCAGATGCTAAAGAATATCCATTAGCATTTACACTAGTGTTAATAACTCCTGCTGAACCTGATACTAATTGAAATACTCTACCAGCTTCATTAAATTGAACTGCTAAACCATTTGTTGAATATAAACTACTATTATCTGTTAATTTAATAGATCCTAAAGTACCGGATAAATTAAGTGTTAAAGAACCTAAGAAAATAGAATCTTTATAACAAGCTCTTTCAATTGGTAAAGCGAAAAATTCAGATGATGTGATATTTCCAAAAACAAAATTAGTATTTTCATCTCCAATCACTAAATCTTGCCATTGACCAAAAATAGTACTTGTAGGAGATAAACCATTAACAGCTGTATTATAAACAGCACTACCACTACCAGCGGCATTGCCATAAGCAATAGCAAATTGAACAGATGATGTTGTAGCTGAATCAAATATGTTTAAATAATAAGTACCTGAGCTTCCATTAGCTTGAGTTGAGGAAGTAAAGAATGTAGTTAATTGTGGGGCATTTGTAGTCCAACATGTGGATGATATAGCTTCAGAGCTTACTACGAAATCATCGGCTTCTAATCTTCTATATGACATTTTTTATATATTATTATGATTTAGTTATAGTTACAGGAACAGTTACACGAGCTCCACTATCATTACCTACCACTGTTAATGTAGCTGATAATTGAGAAGCGGCGTTAAATAATGTATTAACTGTTGTGGCTGTCATATTAATTACAGTACCAACAACTGTTTTAGAAACACTAGTTCCTATAGTTGTAGTTTGGTTTGTTATATTTAAAGCAGTTACAGCAGGAGTATTAACACCAACACCTTCAAAGTTATTAAGTACCCTAATATCTGAGATAGTAGCTGTGTAACCGGATGGTTCAACTGTAGTTCCTCCTAAATAATTTAATGTTTGAGGTTTTAAAGCTAATGAAGCACCTTGTGGTAATGAAATTGATGGATAACCAATATTCAAAATAGGTAAAAGATTAGTTCCACGAGGTAAAGTTATTAACTTATATTTCATAGACTGTTGTGTTTGTGGAAATGCTTCTAATAAAGGCATATTCACAATAGCTTGTCCATAATAAGCAGAACCTGAGGGGTGATTTGGATTGTACAAGGTATAATCAATCTCATCATCTGCTAATGCAAATTGAGTGATTCTAAAAGAACCATCGTTACGAGCTAATAATTCTCTACCTTTACGGGTTAGAACAGCGTCTATAGTAACAAATTCGTTGGAAAGATATGCCATAATTTATAATAAATATTACGTTAATAGGTTTTTCGATGCTAAATCTTGAACTATGTTTGAAAAATTTTTCTTTAATGTTGAAGTTGGATATTTAGGTAATATAAATCCTGGACCTTGAGAATTTTC